TGTTGACTTGCTTGTTGCCTGTGTAACAGTACCACCAGAGCCTGTGCCGTAGCCAAGACCAGCAGCGGAAGTGACAAGCACGTTACCTGCGTTGTCAATACGCATAGCCTCAGTCCATGAGGCTGAGTTTTGACGTATTGCAAAGGTTAGCGAAACACCCGAACTGTCAACTGATGCTATTTTGAATCCATAGCCAGAACCAAAAGTTGACGTAAGAAACTCAATACCGCCATTAGCAGCAGTTGCTGATGATGGGTTATCAATTAAACGAATTGAGCCTTGGTATGTAGGAGCAGAACCTGTTAACGATGCGTTACCAATAAATGTTGCAACACCAGAATTGTTGCTACCTGATACAACAAACTTTCCGTATGTGCTTGGCGAACTTGTCCCTATCCCTACGTTTTGACTTGAGTCGATATAGACAGCGTTTGTGCCATTGGTAGATAGACCTACGCTGTTGGCAGCAGGAAGGTACAAGCCGTTACCAGTTACGCTAGAGCCGGTGGGGATAAGTTTTGCAGCCGTTGCCGTGCCGGTAGTGGCAAAGTTAGTCCCGTCAAAGGTTAGCGCACTACCACTTGTCAGTACCTTGCTGCCGTTAAGGTAGGTTACCCCGTTGGCTGTGCCGCCTGAGAATGTTGGGTTAGCAGAGAAGGATGAAGTGCCGGTGCTTGTCAGAGTCCCCGCCACCGCCAGCGTCTTGCCAGAACCGACATTGAGGCCGACAGAAGTACCTGTGCCACCAGCAGTGAACAATGCATCCACCGTGTCAAGGTCGGTATTGATCTTTGTACCCCAGGTGTCGGTACTTGCCCCTACCTCTGGCTTGGTGAGTAGTAGGTTTGTCGTAGTTGAATCTGCCATGATTTACTCCTATGCAATTGCTTGCCAAGTTTCCGTGTTATCTGAAATTGCTGTCCATGTTTCTGAAGTGTCTGTGCCTGGTGTCCAGCTCTCGGATGTATCCGAAATCGCTGACCAGGTTTCTGGTGTGTCTGACTGACCTGACCAGGTCTCGGGTGTGTCCGGCGTAACGCCCCAACCGTAACCCAATATAGTGCCGACAGAACATGATGCACTTACCCCAATTATCGCCACCGAAACGCTGTTTGTGACGCTGCCAGCATTTAAGGTTGCGGTGTTACCCGATACTGCCACTACCTTGGAATGGTCAACACTACCAGGGGACAAGGTTGAGGCGTTTCCAGTAATCGAGGGACTGCTGCTCAGAGCAACCGTGCCAACGTCAGCAGTTAAAGCATTACCCGATACCGCCACTGCCTTGGCAGGCGCCACAGTGCCAGGTGACAGGGTTGATGCGTTGCCAGTAACTGCCTTGGTGCTGGATACCGTAACCGAGCCAACGGACAGGGTCGCCGCGTTGCCGGTGACGGCCACCGAAACTGATGTGCTGACAGTGCCTACATTGCCGGTGGCAATGACGCCGTCCTCTTGCTCGGATATGTTGACAAGTAATGTGCCAACGGCGCCAGTTGCCTGGTTGCCGCTGACAACGACATTGCCTATGCCGTAGACGCCCTTGCCGTAATAGCCAGAGCCATATGCAGCCATATCGCTGCCCCCAGGTTATGCCAGCCGAATCAGGCCGGTGCTGGAGTCATTTGTTGGCATGGTCAGGGTAAACGTACCGGCGGTCACTGTCTGTGACCCAAAGGTATGCACGCTGACTGCCTTGTTGCTCTGGCTTGAGTTGTAGAGGAGCACCGCATCAAACGCTGTAGTCAGCGTGACTGTCGTGTAGACAATGCTCGCGCTGGGAGTGATAAACGCTGTGGTGCTTGTGGAGGACGGGGCAGTGCCAAACGTGACCGCAACACCTCCAGCGGTATACCCAGTGCCACTCACCTCTCCGGTGGCGCTGTAGGCCGTTGTAGTGGCGTTCACGGTGGCGCTGGCCAAGTACAGGGCAGCCTTGAAACTGTCTGCCGTGGATACGGTGTGCGCAGGTACTCCAGTGCCGTTAAACGCATGAACCGCGTTCAGCAGGTCAACCTTGAACGATGTACACATTGCCTGGGTATTTGCCATGATGTATTCCTATCCAATCATCGCAGCGACACCCTCTGCCGCTACGTTCTTTTTCAACAGTACATGAACCGATCTGTGGACCAGCTCCCCATCTAACCAGTATTCAGTCCAACTGGTCAGCTCGTTATCGTTCTCAATGGCGCCCTCTTGCTTCACCAGCAAAGAGTCGTCCATCTCACCCTTGGTGGTGGTAACAATCATCCGAATCCCCTTGCGCGTGCAGACATGGCCCCACCGGATGTAGAGCCACGGTCATCTGCTGTTTGTACATCATTCAATGCTTTATCGTACAGGCTTGACCATACGGGTATTCTCGCATCATCCTGCAAGTATGGGGCAGCCTGCAACAGACTCCCGTAAAGGTAGATGTCGGGGCTGGATGCCAGCAGAAAGTTGGTTGCTACTGTGGATGACAGCTTTGTCAATTTAGCGTAGTAAACCAGTTCAGTGGAATACGTTGCATCTGGCGTAGGCACTAGCCTGATCTGGCCACCGACAATGCCAAAGTATTTAGGACGCGAGGCAGCAGAATATTGTCTAGCCAGATCGTCCAATGCGTCAATGGTTTGGAACACCAACGGCGTGACGGGGTTTGTGCCGGTGAGCTTGAGTGACTTTGTCTCTAAAAAATCATCAGGGACGGCGCCGTACTCTGTGGAAAAGTTAGCGGTAGACCTGGTAATCATCTGCCTGGTGCGCAGTTGGCGCTCAATCTGGGCCTCTGCCAGAGAGATAAAGTCGGCAATGGCAGCCGTTAAATCGGTGCGGTTAAGCCAGTCACCGATTGATGTCTTTAACTCCGTGTACGTTGTCAGAGCCATTACGTTGCCTTTTCCTTTTCTTCAAGCTCGCGCATCACCCAGGTGTGGTCGTGCTTGAATTCAAACGTGCCAATGTGACCAATCTCTTTGCTCACGTCATGGTCAATGTGGATTTTAAACCCTGCCTCCTGCGCTTTACGGCAGAAGAAAATGTCCTCGCCAATGTAGCCACGCTCCTTTGGGCGCCACGGCGTCTCAAACCAAGGCTCGGACAGCTTCTCAAAGACGTTGCGCTTAATCAGCATCACGCCCATACCAATGGAGCCAACTTCCTCAATGCCGGTGGACTCGGGCATGGTGTACACCAGCTCCCTGGTCCCGTCAGCCTTGTAGTTCTGCGCGGTGGGTCCGGTAGGCATACGGCGCCTGGCGCAGTTGGTGGCCACAATGTCCAAGTCGTGCTTGAGTAACCGTCCGACCATGTCCTGCGGGAAGGTCATATCTGAGTCAATGAACAGGATATGCGTGCAACCCTCGGCCATCGCGTCCAGCGCCAGGTCAGCGCGCTGGTTCTGTATCAGCGTACCCTGCATGATCTTGAGAGATACGGCATCGGTAGTATTGATAGTGTGATACGCCACCATGTTCACCAGGCAGTAGGTGAAGTTTGTGTGGACCATATCACGCGCTGGCGTGCAGACTGCTACATAGTTCATACTTGTCCTGGTCGAGTTCTAAAGTATTGGTTTTCGGGATCGTTGAGCCAGCGTTTCATGTACGCATCGTCATCGAGCTTTCCCTCTGCCTTGAGATTGAAGTACACGCTTAATGGTATGGACGCCACACGGCTCCACTCGCCATACTTGTCGTGCTTCTCACCTTGGTTATAGATGCTGCGGTTTTCTTCAATGATGGCAGTTACATCTTGACTTGTCTGGATGGTCGCCTTGTCGGTTTCCTCGTCGTAGTGCCACGTCCGAGTAATTCCAAGGTCTGCGTTTGTGTCAAATATTTTTGGTTCGCTCATTTAAAAAAGGGACCAGGTTTCCCTGATCCCTTCCATGATTGATTACGAAGTAATCAGGTCAGCAGCCAAACCGTGGGCATTTTCTGCTAAGACCTTGTGACCAAACTCAACAATCAGCATACGCTTCTCGGCGTCGCCTGTCTTAGCCAGCTCAACTTGCTGGTAAGGACGCAGGGTAGTCATCTTTGCGTACTCAGGATCAATCACCCAAGCATCACGCTCGCGCTGGAAGCGGTTAGGAACCACCTGCACGTTACCGAAGTCACTGACATAGACATCGGCTGCGCCAATGATGGTTGCAGGCTTTACGCCACCATCAATGTTGAAACGCGAGGATGCAATACCAGCAAAGCCAGAGACGCGCTGCTTGTTCACAGGACCTGTCATCAAGATTTTTGGAGTACCGCCAGCGGCCCAGACTTGCTGGATGACGTTCTTCAAAATTGTCTCGGTGAAGGTACGCACGTTACCGTCAGTACGGGCGCTGTTAGGCAGCGTCGTGTACGAAGGGTTAGTACCATTGGTCTGCATATCGACGTTTGTTTTCACAAATGCGCCAAGAGAAGCAGTACCGCGCGCGGTGGTAGTGTTACCAGCGGCAGCGACTGCACCATTGAGCATGGTGAATTCTTGGTCACGCTTCAACTCAGAACCGCGCTTGGCGATCTGATAAGCCAACTCAGAACGGCGACCGGCCTTGTTAACCACTTCCTCAGTTGCGGACAGGACGATAGTCTTGCGCGAAATCTGAGCATAGTTCTGCAAACGCACAGTAGCAACAACAGCATCAAATGACGACACGTCGTCACCCTCTAACTGCTTGTTGGCTGCGGCTGCTGCCAGGGTATCGGTTTGCCACTCAAACAAAGAGTTACTGATTGACTCGCGGCCAATGTTGCTCATGTACGGAGTTTCTTCCGGTGCAATATTGGTAATAATATTGCTCAAATCTTCACGGATACCTTTGGCGTCAAAGGTGGTGAAGGTGTTAGTTACGATAGTCATAATTTACTCACTTTAATAAAAGTTCAATTGCGGAGGCCGCGTCGTTAACGCGACCACTTTTTGCAAGACGCTGTTTTGCGCGAGTAGCTTCACTTGTCGTGGAGACACGGCCTGCTGCACCTGGCTTGGCAGGACGTGGACCATTGTTCGTCACCGGCTTGATGTTCTGCCTCTTGGTCATCATCTGCTCGTACAGTGCCGCTTTACGCAGCACATTAACGACTCGGTGGTCGAATATGTTCTTCAGTTCATCGGCGCTAAACCCAGCCTTTTGGCCAAAGTCAATAAGCAATTCTTTCTCTTTTTTCGCCTTGTTTGGGTCCTTCCAATCAGGCAAAACCTTCAGCAATTCATCCCGCTGCTGCGCCAAAAATGATTGCATCTGTTGAGCTTGCTCCTGCTGTGAAATTTCCGCTAGACGCTGCTGCTCAAATTGAATAGCTTGCGACTTTGCTTGGTTTTCACGCATCACCTCTTTCTGCCGCACCCACTCGATGGGGTCCTCTTGGTAGAGGCGATCCCAATCAATATTAGGCTGCGCGGCTTGCTGAACCTGCGACTCCAATGCTCCTAACAACTGAGCGTACTGACTACGCTCGGCGCGAATGGCTTCAGCTTCCGACTCAACTTGGCGTCGAATTTCGGCAATTTGCTGAGTCTTTCGCGTGTAGTCCTGAGTCCGTGAATATCCCTTCTGAAGTTCGTCCAGGGTTACAGTAACCTCAGTGCCGTCAACTTTGACGGTAAAGGTCTGATCTGGCTTCTCCTCCTCGGAATCTTCACTTTCCTCTAACTGTTCGCCATCCGTGACATCATCGGTTGCGTCTGCATCTTCCGCTGATGTATCGGCTGGCGCCGCCGACTCGCCTTCCAGCGAATCGTCAAACGTCTCCTCAATTGACTGTTCTCCCTCATCGGGCAGCATTGCAGAGAGTGCCTGGGCCGCTTGGTCCAGATTCATGGGTCCCGCAGAACCCGTTTGTGCTTGTTGCATAAATGTACCTTACTTATTCGCGCGCTCAATGGCGCGTTGCGCCACCTTTGCGTTGTCAACAATCTTTTGCAATTCAATCTTTAGATTGTCAATTGCCTTGAGCATGGACCAGGCGATCTCTCGCTTGGCTGACTCCTCTGGTTTCGTTGACCGAAAGTACCAGAGCTGGTCGTTCTCCATCTTGTTGATTGCCATGTTGAAGGTTTCATCCTCCAGCAACTGGCCAGCCTTTCGGCCCTTGCGTACAAGTTCGTCGTTATCCATTTATGCCATTCCATATTGGTTGATGGGCGCAGCCGCTGACATCTGGCCTTGTGCCAGGGTAGTCTGCTGCTGCATCGCTTCTCGGTTGAGATTTTGCTGTGCTTCAATCTCAGCCGTAGAAATCTGTGCGTTGTACTTTAATTCTAATTCGTATTTCTTTAAGAATAAGTCTTGTGCTAATTGATCTCGCCGGTAGTCATCGTCGCGCATCATCTGCTGGCGCTTGAGTTCTAGCTCGGCAGCCTTCTTCTGAATATCAGCCTCAATAGACTTAGCCTGCACCTGCGCCAGCACCTCCTCTGGAGTCGGTTTCGGGGCTGGTGGCGCTGGAGGCTGGTAGTCGGCAGGCACGTCATTGAAATACTGAGACGTGTCCTTAAACCCAGACAGAGCCACGATTTGGCGCAAGGTATGGGAATACTGAGACGGGGTCACCAGCGGGTTCTGTGGGCCTAGCTGGGTAAGTGCCTCCTGCTGCTTGGCCAAGATCATCATCAGAGCCTGGATGCGCTCGTTGGTGTCGCCATTGCCAAGGCCAATATTGATATGCACGTCCATCGCAGAGTTCCACGAACGCGGGTCCATCTGCACAAACTCGTTACTTAAACGAATCATGCGCGGCTTGTCTTGGTGCGTTACCAGCAGGAACAATATGCCCTTAAATAGCTTTTTCATACCCTCGGCCATCAAGCGTGCAGTCAGTTCAATGCGACCCTGGCTTGCGCTGATGGTGGCCGCTACCGCTGCCTTGGTGCTCGACTGCAATGCATCGGCATCCAAGCCCATAGCCGCCTTGCTCATGCCGGTGCGGTTCTCGCGCATCTGGTCCATGTAGTCGATCATGGGGAACGCTGCCTGGCCAACAAATGGATTACTAAAGGGCTGCACCATCCCAGGCTGGCGCATACGGATAACGGCGCCCGTCTCGTTGTTGAGCACGTCATCCATGTTGACCATGCCCTCAACCACCGCAGTACGCGGGTGGATGCTTTGCGCCAAAGAATCCAGCGTATTGCGCAAAATCTCCGACTTGATCTCTTGGATGTCGTGCGTGATATCAAAAATAGACATCGCCTCCAGGGGGCTGGTGTGCGGCTCTGGGTCGCATGGAAAGTCAACAAACGGGATATAGGACGCTGGAAGGTTGCGCACTACCTTGTATCCAGAGCCAATGCAGCAAATCTTGCGCAGCTCTGCCATCCCGTCGCCGTCGTAGTCAATGCGCGAGTACGCCTCAATGTAGAGCACGCGCTGCTGCATGGGGTTTGCGCTGTCGTTCATGCCAAAGGTAGTAGACAGCGGCTGGCGCGCCAGGTACTCCTCGTTGCTGTCCAAATCTGTAGACGTGATGTTGTCGCGCACCTCGTCCTCGTCGTAGCCCATTGCCACCAGCTCCTCGACTGTGGCCATCTTGCGGTGGGCAATGATGCCAGCATCATCAAAGGACCTAGCGCGCCGATCAAGCAGCAGTTCCTCGGGCGGCACTGCCATGATCTGGATACGGCCATCCTTTATCACGCGCTTGATCTGCACGTCGTGCAGCATCGGCGGTGGCGGCATAGGCATCGGCTGGCCGGTCATCGGGTCAACCTGTGGCGCCATGCCCTGCATCGCCTGCGCTGCCGCAGGGTCAGGGTAAGAGACAACAATCTTGACCTCGGCATCTTCTTGCGCAAGTATCTGCAATGTCTGGTCATCTAAGCCAGAATATTCCTCAATGCGGACAGTTTCTGTCTCCTCCCACCAATACTTAGCAATTCCGCACTTACGCACCAGGCTATCTTTGAAGATGGCGTAGGTGGTCATAAACCCGTTGTTGTCAGAGTTAAAGACAAAGTTTGCGTAGTCGGTGGCCTGCTTGGCAAATGCCACGTCCTCGGGACCCTCTGGCACAAACTCAACTACGTTCTCGCTGGAGAAGAACACCCGCATCAAACTGGGCATCATGGCAGATACGGTATCGCGCACCTCCATAGCCACCACCTGTGACCGGCCATCTTCCTCGTTGCCAAACTTATCGCCACGGTAATACTCAGTACCGCGCGCACGGATAGGCGACAGGTCAGAATCTACATAGCTCACGGCGTCGGTCAGGTCCTGGCCAATAATCGCCTCCAGCTCGGCGTCGTCCATCGGCTCCATTGCCGACACGTCGGTGTTTGGTAATTCGTTCATCATTTTGATTTATTCCTTGCAGATATTGCTTTTGCCTTTACGCGAGCATCTTCCTTGGATGAAGCACCCCAGGCTTTAAGGGATAACAGCAGCCTGGTCGGTTCGCCGTCCTTCATCTCAGGGCCAGGCATATTGCCCATTCTCGCAAGGAATGACGCCCTGCGCGGGTTGTCGCCTGACTTAACCGGCGCCTTCAAATCCATGCCCTGGGCCTTGGCACTGGCGCGCCCCTTGGCGTTTAAGCCACCAGCGGGGTTCTTTCCCTCGCTACGCTGCCATGCTGGTGTTTTCATTTAATGCCCCAAAAATACAAATCTCGCGGTGATTGGTTTTGGCTAAATTCATGCCGTGAAAACCTCTTTGCCAACAAACCAAAGTGACCCGCCTCAAGATTCATGTAGTAGTCATTGGTAAATGGCGCATCAGCCGGTGAAGTTCTCGTTGTCCCGTGCTCATGCCTACCCGTTGTTGCACAAGAAAATACGACCAGGCCGCCAACCCTTACCAGGTCAGTCATCTTGGTAAATGTCTTGCGCCAGTGCCGGTCATGCTCAAAGCACTCGCACGATATGGCCACATCAAAATAGCCATCAGGGTGCGGCAACTCATGCCCCGCGCACACAATGTCAACGCCCTTACCCTCACCCAAGTCACAACCTACATACTCCTCAGAGCTTGAGAAGAAATCACGCACGCTGCCGTTGATGTCCAGTGAGCCAATCTCCAAAACCCGCCCACCCAAAAAAAACTCAGGGAAACGATTCCTTACGCCACTGACAAAATCAATTTGTGATTGGTGACTCATTTGAACCAAGCCTCTGCGTAGTGGGGTCGGTTCTTTAGCAGCCACGGCATGGCCTGCTGGGTCAATCTCTCACCTTCAAAGCCAATGGTCTGGCTGCCAACGTGATGCACATAAGAGCGACTCAGAAAATGCTGGAAACCCGCTTGAAGCAAGTCTTTGCAGTGGACATCATCGGAGAACCAGTTCAGCGGGGGAAACTTAAAGCACTCCCACGCATCGCGCTCAATCCACGCAAATATGGGACTGAGCACCGGCATCTGCACAATGCAGTCCTCGCACGGGTATTTAAAATAGTGCAGCTCCTCGTCATAGAGATTGGTGCGAATGTTTTGCTGCGGACGTGCCGCATCACAGCGCGCCGCCACCCAGCCCACTGGCTCGCCTGTCTCGTCTTTTAACTGCTTTACATCCTCCAACAGATACTTGTAGCTGGTAGGCGTGAGCACAATATCGTCGTTGGCGCAGACCACCGAATCAAACCCATCAGAAAAGGCTTTGTCCATGACCTGGTTGTAATCGTCACCAAAATTATGCGGCGAACCAAACACTTTAAGGTCAGTATCAAAGCCGCCGATCACGGACTCAGGGCCGCGCAAGTAGACAGGGACCTCGGGACAGTACTCGGCAATGCTTGCGAGCATCACCCGCAAACCCTTGCCGTGGACAGTTGATATGCAAATCGGTGAGATCACTTCTTCTTCACCGGCTTGGCCGTCTTAGCCGCCTGTCTAAAGTCAGCAGCAGATGGCGCTGCCTTGCTGCCGACCTTGTTCATCTTCTCTTTAGAGCCAGCCTTGATACGGGCCTGCTTGGCGTTGATATTGGCATAAAGTCCAGGTTTCATTCCTCGTCCCCTTCCATTTCGGTGTCAACATATTCCTCGTCGCTGTCCTCGCCCGTGTTAGGACCGCCAACAACCCACGCATCGCACGTTCGGCTGGCTGCGCACTTGAAGTCGAATATCTCGCAGTACCCAAGGTCTGCCAACGCAATCGTTCCCCACGGGTCTGCCTCCATGCCAATACCCTTGGCAATGCACTCTTTGATGGAGTCCTGCACATTGAATGCCGCGCAGTTACCGCAGCGGCTTTGCTTGGCGTCACTTACTGTCACGTCCCATGTATCGGCCTTCTTCTTCCAGTACGCGGTGTTAGGCAGATCAGGATTCTCTGGACCATACGCCGCAGTAGTAATCGCCTTGGCGCGGTTCTTCAAGTTCAATGTCACGTCCTGCGTTGGCAGCGGACACTTCTTGTCTGTCTTAGACATCATCTGCTTCATCGCGCCCTGGTAGCGCGCTGGCACGTCGCGCATACTTGTGGCCATTACATCTTCCCCTTCATGGCTTTAGGCTTGATCTTGGCCTCGGACAGCGCAATCGCAATCGCCTGCTTAGGGTTCTTCACTACCTTGCCGCCAGCACCAGAGTGCAGCTTTCCGCTTTTGTACTCACCCATCACCTTGCCAACTTTCTTCTGCGCCTTGGTCATCTTCATGGTTTTACCCCTCCAATTAATTACGCCAATTATGCTACGCGGGGTATGTTCCTGCGCAGTGACTGCCCCCACTTATTGCTGGACGCAGAGCCAAAAGCACCCGTTATTGCGTCAGAGGCAAACGTCAAGCAAAACGCATCTGCCCTATCCGGACTCGCCAACCCGCGCTTCCTGATCTCGTCCTTGCCCTCAATCTGAATCTTCCCGCTGCTGGTAAACGAATACCTTACAGTGGCCAGCTCAGAGATCAACAAATCATCCTTGGGCATGGTGCAGTCGCGCTGCTCCAGCCACGCCTTGGCCTTGTGCCACAGCTCAGCCTTCAGGTTCCTGTACGTCCCGCCCATCGCCGGACTCTCCGATACATTGATCCCGCGTGCAGGCAAGTTCAGCTCGCGCAGCCGGTCAACCACGCCAGCACCCAGGCCAATGCTGTCCACAAGTATCTCGTGCGGACGCTGGCTCGGCATCAGGACCTCATACTCAGACACAATGGCGCCGGTCAGTTGCATCAAATCCAAATTCTTCCAAGTCTTAATCGGTTCAAGCACCGCGTTACCCTGGCGCTTGCACAGCGCGCTCCTGTCCGATCCAAACCTGGCCACGTCCAATCCCCACACCAGGCGCGCGCTCAAGCTAGGCGCCACGTCCCGCTGTGTGGCCATCTCCAGCAACTCCATAGGTATCACGGTATCGTCATCGGACCTGGGAAACTCACCCAGCACGCGAATCCGGTACGCGTTGCTCTCCTCGCCATAACGCGACTTCATCTCCTCGATGTACGCCTCCGACACGCGGGGAGAGTCCGCGCAGCTAACCTTCATCGTGATCCAGTCACCCGCCAGACGGTTGTGCGTATCAAAGAAAAAACCGCTGCTGCGTACCGGATTACCTAGTAACAAAGTTACAGCGCTATGCCCCGACATACTCCCAGCCGCTGCCTCAAACACCTGCTCCGGTATACCCGACGCCTCGTCTGCCACCAGCATGACGTGGTCCGAGTGGACCCCTTGCAAGGCCTCGGGCTGCTCTGCCCTTGATGTGCGTGCCGAGATAAACGCCTCGTTCGGGAATTCCTTAAACTCAATCCTGTCTTGCTTAACCTCAAGCTGGTTCTGCAACGTCTCGGGCAGCGCCTTCACCCACCGCTTCAGCTCAGCGAACAATGCGTCATACAACTGCGAGCTGGTGGGCGCGGTGAGCACAATCTTCACCGGAAACCGCAGAAACGCATACCAAATAATCGCCCAGGCCGCTGCCGTACTCTTTCCCACGCCATGCCCAGACCTCACGCTAATCCTGCGCTCACCCCTGGCAATGTGCATCAGAAAAGTCTTTTGCCACTCATCCGGTTCCGTGCCTAGCACCTCCTGGACAAACGCTACAGGATTCCTGTAATACTTTTTCGCCCACTCAATGAAGGGGTTCTTTGACTGCTCAGTCTGTGCCTCTGTCATCTCGGTGACAGTGGACGCGATAGTTGGCACAGTTTTTATTTTTTTTAGGGCAGTGGGCGCTGCCGGTGACACGGGTAGGGGGGTAGGGGTCATGGTTTAGGGCGGCGGTGTCTGTTTAGGTGCAGCAGTTGCCGCCCCCGCTGCTGGCGCAAAGGGGGGGGTCGGGCTGCCCCCCTCCCAGCGGACGGGCCAGTACCCCGCGTACAGGGGTAGGTTATCCACAGGATAGTCACAGGCTGAACAACTTAACATAACGTCCGTCGTATAAAGTACATAGGCTTGAGACATGGTTATCCACAGACCTGCGGCATGGTGTCAGCGTCCTGCACCACCTCGACGTGACGCAGCGCATCCAGGCGCAACCCTCCAATGCTGATGTTCACCGCGGGACCGCGCTGTTGAGCGTAGACGCTAGGCTTCCATCGCTCTGCCACCCACTGCCGCGTCTGGATGCGCACGCGAGCCAGGTTGCTCTCCTCTGGCGCTGCCTGGTCAGCGATCTCCAGCGTCTGGCAAGCGAGCACATCTGCTGCACGGGCGCGCGCGCGAGCAATTTTATGCTCGTTATCGGGCATATCGCACCATATTTCCAATGCCCGCCGCCCGATTCCCAGTGCCTCGCATATCCGCGCCGTTGACTTGCCGGCCTCAAACATGGCCACGATCTCCTCGACCTGGAGCGAGTCCAGCACTGCTAGGTCGCTGGTCTTTTTCGGTTGTCCAGCCATCAGAAAGCCTTTAAATCGAATTGAGCCATGCCAAGCACCTTACCCATGCCCATCCCCACATAATCGCTTCTACGCATCATCTAGCCCCTTTAAACGCCTTTGTGTCGAACAATTTCGGCAGCGTGCTCGGTTTGCTCATATCCAGGTCATTGACCATGTCATCGAACCCGCTTGGACCGCCAACCGATACCAGCTTGCTCTCTGGCCACAGCCGCTTGATCTCGCCTAGCTGACCGCCTGCCTGCTTGGCTAGGATTATCGCAATCTCTGCTGCTGTCCAGACCTGCCTGTCCGTTGTCCCTGGCCACTGCTGGCAGTAGAGCTGCTTCGCCTTCTCGTTTGGCACGACAACGAAAACCGTTCCATCCTCGCGCTGGTGCTCGATCTGTCCCAGGTCCGGTAGTTCGCTGACTCCGTTGGCCGCAGCCCAGGCCTCCATCGCGTCGTAGGCTTTGCACATTCCCCTGACCGCCTTGTTCAGCTTTTCGTCGTTGCGTTCTTCCTGTGCCTGCCAGACCCGCTCCAGTTGCAGCCACACCTTTTCCCGCAGCTCGGTATCCACCAACCAGACCAGCCTATCAATACCCCACACCGCATCATGGGTATTCTTCCGGTTTGTCAGCTCAACCATGACCGCGTTTTTGAACACGTCAAACTTGTCTGCTGGAAAGCTCGGCATGGTCGGCGTTGTAATCGCCAATGTTTTAAGTTTATTTGTTGCCACTTGGTTCTCCGATTCTGGGCATTAGGCGGAAGACAAATGGGAGCGTATATTAAGACATACGCTCTCCCATTTGTCTTTTCCTGCCAAATCTATGCCAAAACACATTTTTCTACCATTTGTCGTCCATTTGTCGTCCATTTGTCGCCATTTGTTCCATTTGTCGGAAAACCGAATTTGCACTGTTTACGTCGATTCCTACCATTTGTCGTCCATTTGTCGGCATCCAAATATGTAAGTCATAAAACAGCCTAAAAGTCGCCATCATTTTGACCATCATCTTTGTAAATGATCCAAACATACGGATTGTGAACCTCCAACTTTTTGGCGTTTTGAAGGGATGTAAGGCGTTTATTGAACCGAGTTTTAATGTCTACTTTATCAATTTGAGTAACCTCAAACGCTGCTCTCCACTGGTCAACATGGACCACTTTATTGCGTTTTCCAGCAACTTCCCGCATCTCGCCATGCTCTGCAATTGCCTTGTGGAGTGCGTCCAGGGCTACCATTTGGACTCCGCCTTTACCTGTCCTTGCCGGTGGAACCTTGGTTTTTTTGTGCTGCTGGTCGATGTTTTCCTGCTGCTCCCTGACCGCTAAAGAGACGTTTTCGTCCAGCCCGAGGCCGATTTCCTTGCCCTGATTGATGTTGATCTGGACCATCTCAAAGCCGAATTTAAGGTTGTCCTGGCCATCCTTTTGCTTGCTGATGGTGAGGGTTCCTTGTCCTGCTACCCCATCCTTGCGCTCGGTTTGCTCTAGCTTTTGCAGTTCCAACTGCGTATCCACGGCGCCTAATAGGCTGCTGTGACCCCTCAATCCTTTGGTGGCGTCCTTGCCTGAGTGGTGCAAAACCATGAGTGCGCAGTCCAGCTTGCGTTGCAGCCTGCCCGCGTTATGGATGAATGCGCCCATGTCCTGGCTGTCGTTCTCGTTGCCGCCGCCGAAGGCTCTGGCTAGGGTATCTATCTGCACCAGGCGCAGCTCTATGCCCGTGCGCTCTATCAGGTTGTCAATTGACTCCATCAATAGGTTGAAGTCGTCAGCGCTCGATCTCAGGTTCAACTGATACCGGATGACGTATATCTCTGCCCCGTCCTGCGTCTGGTGGTTGATCTTGCAGGCCTTGATCCTTGCCCCGATACCGCCGTGACCCTCACCGGCAATGTAGAGCACGGCGCCAGGGTTCGTAACCTGGTTACCCATCCACTGGCGTCCTGTGGCCACCGCCTCGGCTATGTCGAGCGCTATAAAGCTCTTGTAGCTGCCAGGTGGCCCGTACAGCGCTGCGAACCCCTTCTTCGGTAATACGTTCTCAATGATCCACCTGACCGGCTCATCCTTAATGGTGTCCCAGGCCTCGATGTTGAGCAACTGCGGCGTAGGGTTATAAGCTTCCTGCTCTGTTTGCGTTGTATCTTCTAACTGTTCGCTGTCTGTGACCGCGAGTTCCTTAGTGATGATTGGAGCCTGCTTTGCGAGTTCTGCGAGTTCCTTGCGCGTTCCTTTGGCGTGATACACCCACTCGTAGGCGTCATCACCCTCCACCATCAGGTCCAGGTCCAAGTACCGGATTGACTTGGCCACAGGTAACAGGTTCTGTATTGCGCGTCTGGCGTACTGGCGGCCAGGCTCGTCGTTGTCCGGTATCACTACTATGTTAGCGCCAGCAAAGTATTGGGTTATCTCTGCTGGCCAACTGCCTGCGCCAGTGTGACTCGTGGTGGCAATGGCTCCAATGCTGACCAATGCGTCCGCTGCCTTCTCACCTTCCACCAGGTAGATGGCCCTTCCCGCGGTCTTAGCGTCCAGCAGCTCTGGTAGCTGGTACGGCACTATGCGCGTGTCCTTGAGTCCAGCAATGCGCTTACCTGTTGCGTCTACGCGGTGAATTGAGTATGTCTTACCCTTTGCGTCTGATGTCTTGTACCGGCGCTTGGTAAACAGCACGTCGCCGTCCTCACTGCGATACACCCATTCCTTTTCTAAGACCGGCGCCTGGTGCTGCGTGAAGCTAATCTCCTCACGTTTGGCTATTGTGGGGAGCAAGTCCCTAGCCCTGACAGCGTCGAACACGTCCCTTTGGTCGCACCCGCCGTGACAGTGGAACAGGACCTTGCCCTCAGACTCGGTGATCGAGAGTGATGGGTTCTTATCCCCGTTCCCTCTGCCGTGGCCAGGTACGGGGCAGGAGGCTACCCACTGCCCGTTGACCTGCTTGGCGTTACCCAAGGCCTTGGCTATTGTTTCTGTGTCCATTTATTCGTTCTCGTTATTCGAGGGGAAAAAAAAGCCGGTAGGGATCAGCTACCGGCGCGTTCAGTCTAACGCTTAAAACATTTCGTCATCGTCCTTCACCACGGCAGCCTTAACCGGCGCCTTGCGTACTGGTTGCACTGGCTCTGGCACATACTCAGGTTCCTCGGCCACCGCATCCATCCCCGCAGGACGTGCAACCCAACCCGTCAGCAAGAATATTGGGATGCGAGTCGTACCCTTGCCGATCTTTTCTGCCTTGGAGTGCGCGTACTGCAACACGGGCAGCTTGCCAGGGTTAGCGGCACGCTCGGCAGCGCAAGCCTTGTACATCTGCTCCAATCCAATATTTGGCCCTACCCCGTTACTGCTCCACTCGGCAGCGCCGATCTCTTTGTTGTACAGAACAACCTGGAAACCGCGTTTGTGCTCGGGGCTAGGTTGCGGACCCTTCTTACCGACAGATTCATCCTGCACCCAATCGCGTACACCGACACCCAGCAATAGCCAGCCTGTCTTAATGTTGTCGATGTCGAACACCACTTTCTTTAACGTGATCTCCTCATTGTTGTTGTTAGTCCAAGCGTTAGCCTGGGGCGAAAAGCGGATGTAGTTACCAGAGCCGCTACCACTTGATAGATTTAGCATTTGCGTTTAGCTTTCAGTTTTCAGAGTTGTAATAGGGCTGTGCTCTCGCCTAGCCCACGGGATTTAGATAACGTGAGTCCACTGCTTACTTTAGTGGTCACGCTATCCAAAACTTGTTTCCTGTCCTTGCCGAGTAACTTATCGGCAGCAGCAGGTGAAATGATTGATGTCTCGTAGATTTGTGTTTCGGGCACGCCGCAAGACAGCAGCGCCTTTACCGCGTCCGCTTCCTTAGTCCACTGCCTGGTGGGACGTTTAGGCGCCATCTGCCAGCCCCGCAGCACACCACCCTCTGTCAATGTTTTGGTGGCCTGCTTGCGCAGCGCAGTGATGAAGTCCTCCACCAGTTCTGCCTTGTCCAGCAAGTCACTAACCTGGTCAGGTGTTAGCGTTGTAACGTCAGCAGTCACGGGTACTGCGGCCAATGCCTTGGTTTGAGCTGGGCAGATCATCTTAGCTGGACAGTATTGGCAGGCTGACTTCTCTGGCGTAGGGTCGATGCGTCCGTCAGCAGCAGACACGGCAGCAGGTATCAGTGTGTCTGCTTTCCACGCCATGAGTTCGTCACCAGTTGTAACGTGAGTTCGGTTCTCACCCGTCTGGGGCTGGACAATGGTCAGGCGCACAGTGTCGAATACCTTCACCAGCTTACCCATGATGCCCAGCGCGTAAATCTTCATCTGCGCAGAGTCAGCGTCCACCCACTGCCTGCCTGTTTTCAAGTCTGCAATCTCAAGGATCGACTTGTCCAGGTTGTACGCAACAACGTCCGCAGTACCGCCGACCTTGGCAAGCGGGGTCTCGTAAGCAACCCCGTATTGCTCCACCTTAATAGTGCCTAGTTCCTTCTCCAGCGCAGCCACTGTGCGGATATGAGCGAGTGCAAACTCAGCGTTCTCCCTGGTCATCACGATACCCTCTATCGTCTTACCAACAAAGTCCATCGGGTCCTGGTCCAACTGCCAGCAAGTCTCCGACAGCGCATGGATGGCAGTGCCTATCTTCGCCGCCTCACCTGACTCCTCATAAGGTACTTGCAGAGACAGGCGTGCTGATGCGGGGCAGGCTATCCAGCGTGATGCTGATGATGGACGCAGTAATAGTTGCTTCATTCTTGGCTTTCATTGATAAGTAATTGGTAGGCTAGGTTGCGTACCTCGGTTGATACGGCGTGGCCTAAGTCCTCGGGATGGACAAGTCGCTTTAAGAATTCAGTCTTGTCGCGTGATGCGTTGCGCTCTTGCTCCAGTTGCGTGGCTAGGTACACGGCGTGCTCTCTGAGGGTTCGTTGGTCTTGCAGGCTCACTTGTTCCCCTTCAAGTACCAGGCGCCAATGAGCACGGCATCGGCGCGCCCGTCATCCTTGACCCGTGCAAAGGATTTCTGGTGGCTTGGATAGAGTTCGCAGGCTCGTGCGCGTGATGCGTCCTTACCTGCACCACGGCCTATGCCCTTAGTCCATACGCTAGGCATGACGTAGGTGGCGGGTATGTTGTAGGCGGCTAGGATGCCCTCAATGATGCCAAACGAACGTCCGAAACTAAACATTGACGTTACCCCCTGCCCTGGCATTGCGGAGACGCGCTCAACTACTACGTGGCGTGGGTCATGCTGGGTGAATATGCCTGCCAGCGCGGAGGCTGAAATCTGCCGCTTGGTCTTTCCATTGCGAGTGAGTTCATGCGTTGGCATATCCACAACGTCAATCAAAACGTCATCAATAAACACGGCAATGGCGCCCGATAAGCCTGGGTCGATGGCCATGACTATCATGCTTGCGCCTTGGCCGCTATCAGCGCGACCACGGCTTGCTCCAACTTCAAGATGTTGGAGTACAAAGGGATAGTCTTGCCGGTGCTCCATCTACTGATCTGGGCAGGGTCTATTCCAGCCGCGTACGCAATATCGTTCATCTTGAACCCTTTTTTCTTTGCCCTCCGAAGAATTGCCTTAATTGCTTGCTCTGTTGACGTAACCATTGTGCCTAACCCCTTTAATTGACGAATGCGTCCATTCTAGACCTGTTTTTTGACTAGAAAAGCAATTTATTTGTGGTACTTAGGGAAAACCCCTAGATAAATAGTTGACGAAGTAGTCAATTAGGCATTATGATTCAGCCATCAACAACCCGCCGCAAGGCACTTTCTAGGAGGTCTTATGACCGATTTCACTTTCGCTCCCTCAGACTTTAACGCTACCACCATCACGGTAGTGGCTAACACTCCAGACGCTTTGGAGTACCTTGCAGAGCGTTATGGCTTTGCTTGTATTTCTATCAACGTTCGCAAGTCTGCTGCGCCAGAGTTAGCAGACTCGTTTGAGTTTCAAGGTTTGTCTTACCAGTAAACCCACGGGGCTACGGCCCCATCTTTAGGAGATCACTATGCGCTACCGCGAACACTACACCATCCAACCGACAACCCGTAAGTGGGCAGACCTTGCCCTGGCCCTGGCCATCGGAGTCGGGTTGGCCTTTTTCTTATTCATGGGAGTCTGATATGTCTGAGTCAATGCAAAAAGAGATAGACGCGCTGGTGGCAGAGCTGTCACCCAAACCAGGCAGCCTGGGAATCCTGACCACGCATGAGATGGTTTCCCACCTGCGGATGGCGGCCACCAGGGGAACGCTAATCGGGTGGGTCGGTGCTGAGAAACTGACCAGCACCAGGTACAAGCAGGACTACGACAACCTTGCCCAGCATTGCAAGCAGCTGGAGCTTGAGATCATGGAGTTGAAGCGGTGAGAAAGCGTAGCAGTTACAGGCCCAAGCCGCAGCACCCCAACCCCGTAGCCTGGTTGATGAACGGGTTCAAGCCTATATCGCAGGCTGGCATTGTCAATGTGCAGATCAAGAACCACCACGCCATCGACGCACTACGCAAAGGCGTTGCGGACCGAGAGGATATTGACTGCATCATTGAGGCTTTCAACATTGCAGAGGCACTACAACGTCTTGGCATCGGTGATGAGTACAGGGATGACGTTAGAGCCGCCCAGGACGCGCTATACGCCGTCTCTAAACGCGGGATAGACCGAGAGTATCGCTTTGTGCTTAAAGGGCAGGAATTGGCTGCCATTAACCTGGGCATGGAGATACATGATGCGCAGATAGAAGTGACCGCCATACACCATATGGAGGATGCCCTCAACATGGTCAGGGACGAAATCAAGAACCGCAAGGCGCTGGTAATTATGGAGAAAACAGCATGAAATTTATAAAGTTTCTGAAGGACTACTACCGCGACCTAACGCCAGCCGAGGTTATCCAGCGTGAACTGGCGCAGGCCCACCTAGACAGGCTTGAGGCCGAAGGGGCAGTTGAGTATGCACAGGCGGTGCTTGACCTTAATTTGGGCCGCATTGAGCGTCTGAACACACGTTTGGGAGAGTACAAATGAACGAATACAAATTTTACGCACCACCGCCGCCGCCAGTTGGGTACTGGGTGCTGTACGCCGAAGCGCCGCAGAAAACTATGTTTTCCATGTATCACAAACCCACAGACGAACAGATTGCCAACACCGAGCGCTTGCTTGGCTGGACATGGAAGGATGCAAAATGAACTGCTGTAACGCAAATGGTCAATGCGAACAAGGCAAAGACTGCCCCATACGCAAGCAACGACTTAAAGAAATCAATGACGCCTATTGCAATGGGTACAAGGACGCACAGTTAGGCGACCCGATAGACGACCTTGCCGACACGTTTAAAGCCTTGCTTACCATGTTGACTGCGGTGCTTGGCGTGTGGATTGTGTGTTTGGTTATTTGGGGGAAGTGATGAATAAGATGACACCGTGGTTTCCATCGCACATCAAGCCTGTGCATAAGGGTGTTTACGAAGTGCGAACGCCAAACAGTAAGTCAAATAAATATTCCTATTACGACCATCGTGGATGGCGGCTATGTAGTAATCGAATAGATTACGCTGAACAAGAAAAGCACTACACATCAAGTACAAATACGTCTTACTCAAGCATGGTGCTTGTGGGCTCAAAATGGCGCGGTTTTACTAAGGAGCAAACATGACAGGCTATCAATCTTATTGCGTGTACTGCAAGCGACCTGTGTTCACAATATTAACTAAGTGTAGGAGTTGCGGAAAATGACAGGCTATCAAAGCAAAAAGGCAGCGGCGCGGGACAAGCTGGAACAGCCAGCGCAGGAGCCGGTAGCGTGGAAACATCCTGACAAGAACATGGTGTTTTGGAAGGACACAAAAGAGATGGACGAATATCACGGATTCAAACCAACTATTCCCCTTTACACCACCCCACCACAGCGCCCGTGGGTAGAGCCAACGGGTAATGAATGGTTTGAATGGTGGCGTGTATCACAAGTTGCAAATGAAACGGAAGCAGAGATTGATTTTGCTGACTTCCTTATTATTACTCAGGCTGTGGCGGCTAAGTTAAAGGAAGAAAACAATGAATGAAGATGATGACATCCAAGTCTACAAAGACGATGGCAATGCGTTGCTGATTGCGTACCAAAGCGGGTACTTTGACGCAAAGAAAAAGTACAAACTGAAAGAACGAAATTTCTGCGAACGCTGCGGCAAACGATTAGGCGCTGCTGACCACATCCACACTTGCACACCACCACAGGAAAACACATGACAGTCACACGATTTGCAAATGGCAGCGACTCTAAGCGCCGCGTACTCGGCCTGGCTGGTGAGTGGTCACCACGCGAGAAACTGCCAGGCGAAGCCGAGCCTCCCGCGATCTCTATCTGGCGCCAGCCAGTGTATCAACCGCCTCAGATGGCCACGCCTCGCCCTGGCGCCAATGACCACCTCCAGATCAGGAGTAGGGGGATATGAAGTCCGTCAGGGAACCGCGCATACTAGACATATTGCAGCGCAAGGATATGTCCACATCAGAGATATGCGTTCTGGTCCACTGCACCCAAAGGTCTGCGCAGGAGCTGCTGGCCAAGATGCGCCGCAAGGGGCTGATCTACAGGTCAGGGTGGCGAAGGCAGCCCGACGGCATTGCGGCAGTGTTTAGGGCAGGCATAGGCGTCGATACGCCAAAGCCTCCACGGGTGACGGATACAGAGCGTAAGAAGAAGTCCAGAGCCAGGGAGACTCAGGAGGACAAAGAGTTTCGCCAGGCCAGGGAGAAGGCTAAGAGCATCAAACCTAGGCGCGATCCTATGATTAGCGCGTTTTATGGAGAGTACAAGTGAAGAAAAATCGTACAAACGCAGAAATTCAATGGCGAAAAAGTCGTTCAGATGAACGGTGGGAAAAACGTGCGGATTATTTAATGGGATTTTTTAGCCAAGTTACAACAGCATTGCCTCGGCAAATATCCCATCAAAATACTCTTAACGCCTCATCCAAGATGGTTGCTGGCCTGGAACTGCATCGTACATAAAGGCGGCTGGCACAGTTCCGGCAGCAGCTGCACGCCGAAGACCTTCAAACCCCTCTTTGGCAAATATTTTTCTTGCATTTTCCAAGTCTTTTCTGCTTACCCCATATCCTGCTTTTGCAGCATCCGCATCTCGTGCATTTCTTGCAAGAACTGTATCCTTATAAAGTTGGCTATTTTGTAATAGTCCAGCAGTTTCAGGTGCTGCATCAAGACGCTTTAGCATTTCAGATGTAACTGATCCAGGAACATTGCTTGTGTAAGCTCCACCGTAATCAATGTAATCACTTTCAAGTGTTCCAAATTCTACTTTTGCATTTTTAAATGCCTCTTTGTTTGATTTTAAAATTTCTTTAATTTCTTTTGAAAAATCTTTTCCTACTTTAGTGGAATTATTTGCCATGACAGTAATTCCGTTCGGAGAACTACCTAGGTAATATCCTCGCGCTTCAAATAATGGAGCAATTTTTTCCATGTCTGAGGCAGTAAAGTTTCTACCAAAATCAATACCAGCACCAGTGTATGCATCTGCATTTTTTGCTGGCATGATTCGATGCCATGCACCTGCCTCTTGCGCATCAAAATATGCTCTGGAAGCCTCTACGGCGGTTAATGATTTTTTAGAGCCTGGAGTCATTACTCTTGAACCGTCTGCTGTAGTCTCGGTTCCAATTACTGGCCTAGCAACAAATGCTGGGTTTGCAGATTCTTTGAATCTTCCAACTGTTTGTACTGTTTCACCAGGAAGCATTCCTGCTGCTGTATATCCGATGTCTCGTCCAGAGGCTGAAGTATCCCATGAACCTCTGGGGTCTAGCGTGTACTTTAAACGCTCCTCAAATGGAGCATCTAAAAGTCCTCGCAAATGCCCTGTCACTGGACTGCTTACAGACTCATATGTTGCATTTGCTTCATGTAATGGAAAATAATTTGCGTAGGATTTTGCTGCATCACCAGCAGATAAATCTCCCCGTCTAATTTTGTTACCGGTCCATGCTGCTGCTTGTGCATTTCCTGTATTCCAATCTGAAAAACCACCTAACTGAAGTTCGTTGGCTTTAGCAATTGCACGCGCCCTTACCTCATCCATAAAGTCATGCTGCGTAGCTCCACCAACTTTCCCAGATGGATATCCCATCAACTCTGCTTCATGCATATCGTTAACACCACGGCCAATGCGTTCTGGCGCCCATTCAACGCCAAGTTGAGTAGCAAACGGATCGCGTTTGTGGCCTAAGTATTCAGCTTGACCAGCGTCATACATTGCTTGTAATGGCGGTGAATCCTTGCTTGGGAATCGTCCTGTTTTGATTGGGTCGCCAGTTGCTGCCTGTATGTGCGCCTTTGCAGACATTGATGTGTTTCCACCAACATTGTTTGCTCTGCTTAGAGTAGCAATATTTTGCGCAAGTAAATCTGACTCTGTCATATTTTGACCAGTGCGAGCAAAAATATCTTTACTTGAATCAGTGTAGAAATTTCTACCAGGCAACCCTTCTTCCATGCCTTTGACGTAGTTGTTAACCATTGCACCTAACGATTGCGGAGAATCAACTCCTGGTGGCGCTCCAACATACTGTCCAGTAGTTGCTATTCGACGATTTACTCGACCAACCTCTGCCTCTCTGAGGTTTGATGCTTTTGCGGTAGTAGGAGTATTTCCAAGCAGTCCTGCACCCTCGTTAGGCACAATACCAGGCATCATTCCCATGCCTCGCATATAGTCCTCTGCTAACTGTCCAGCTTTAGGCGCCAAAAACCTAGATGTCGATGCGGTTTGACGTATAGCAGGGCCAATCATTGGCGCCAAAGTCATCAAGGCATCAGCAGTCTCAGGCTTGAGCATTGGCACATTGGCTCGGCTAATGTTTGTCAAATCCTCACCGTAAGCAGATCGCTCTAACGTCTTAGGTAGGCCGGTGCTTTCAAGCAATCCTGGCAATGAAACTGCGCCCATGCCAAAAGGACGCACTGGAGCAGGCAGTTGCATCATGGCCTGCCTAAACCTTGGATCGCGCAAGTAATCTAGTCCACCTTGCGTGTAGTCATACAACAATCCAAGAAATGGATTTCTTGGTGTAGCTTGAATACGGTCTGCCATCTCAGTTTCTCCTTATTGACCGGCGCCGATTGCCGTACCCATACCCATCTGGATAGCCTTCTGACGTAGTGATGTGGCCAGAGGCTCTACCTTCATCATGTTGGCCTTGCTCATCATCACCGCAGCTAACTGAGGGTCAAGCATAGCCTCCACCAGCAACTGCTGCAACTTATCGTCTGGCAGCTTGTACAGGAAGTCCAACGGCCTGCTCATGGTGCGCAACGTAGTATTGGTGGCTAGGGACTCGCTAAACATTTTTCCGATAAAGTTACCCATAGACATATTTTTAAAGGTATCAGAGCCTGGGACCTTGATGCCTGGTCCTGTAGCCGCCATGCCTCGATTGATCTCGGTGATGATGTTGTCAAGGCGACGCTGCGCAGGCGCAGATAGGTCTGCTCCAATCTCATCTGCCCTGGTTGCCAACTGACGGCGTAACTTTGCAGCTTCTAAAACAGGTTGTTGAGTGACAACATTTGGTAAGCCAGTAGTTACCTTTCCTTCAATGTCCTGCAACAATTGCATCTGGTCAATGGGCTTAGACATTTTTTTGTACTTGCTCATGTATTCAGCGTAACCAGGTGCAGCAGCCTCGATCACATCATCAATTGATCTAATTACGTCTGCAAGTTGACCCTTTGCAAGTCTTAGACTTGGAATATCTTGGTTATATTTACCTTGTGCTGCTGCGGCCAAATCCTTGCGAACCTCATACAACTCTTGCGGATTTCTAGCCTTTGCAATTCTGCTTGTCGCCCAATTCATTGCATTCTCAACATCTAGACGCACTCCAACTGGACTATCCATAACATTCTTGACTGCGTTATTGACTACCAAACCAATTGCACTTTGAAATGTTTCTGGCTTAACAGTTACAGCACCAAATGCCTCCTCACGCATTGGAGTAGTCATTCCTGCACGCTTTTCCTCTGCGTATTTAATAGAACCTGGTTTTCCCGATAATTGGCGATAGGCATCTAGCAATGCCTGCTGGTTAGCAGTTATTTGCGCCCCAAAAGCGCCAGACTGATCCAACCCCCTAATCGCTGTCTCTGCACCCGCAAGACCTGGATCGTAGGCAGCACCCGCAACAGTTGGCCTGACGCCAGGAACAAGCGGTGCAGCCTCTGCAAGACGTGCCTGCGCAGCGGCAGGGTTAGTCGCCAGCTTATTGAGCACGCCGCCGATCATTACCTGGCGGCCTTCCTCGGTGAACGGCTGCACCAGCGTTTTAGGTGCTGCAACAATGCGCTGAGTCAACGGCAGCTTGGGACCGCCAGGCGCCACCATGCCAGCAGCCAACGAACCGGCCATCTGACCGGCAGTGCCTACGTCACCCTCGCGCAGCATCCCACCAGCGCCACCGGCCAGCGCAGCGCCCGATACCTGCTGGGCAGGGTATCGAGCAAGCAACTTCAAAATCTCAGGCGCGATACCGGCAGGCTGACCAGCCATCTGGCGCCCTGCCAGCATGGTTGTACCCATCTGACCAGCACCGCGCGCAAAGCCGGTAGCGCTGGCTCCAGAACGGGTAATGTCTTGCACTACTCGCTCTGTTGGCGTAGCTGGCTCGGGCAGCCCAGCTTTAGTCATTAGGCTTTCCATCGACTGTGATGGCGTAGGCACGTTAGTACCCATAGCTCGGTTGTAGAGTCCAACCAGCGGATCACCTACCATCTGGCCAAGTCCAACGCCAAGCGCTCCAACGGCAGCGCCAGGGGGACCGGCTAATGCTGCTCCACCTAGAGCACCTACACCAACCGGACCAACTGCACGCGCAGTGAGTCCCACCTGGCGCAGCAACTGGTCTGCCATTGATGGCGTGCCAGGGTACTTCTCAGGTAGTTGGCTCAGTGCGTAGGCCATCTCCTCCTGGGTCATCCCATCAGGAAATTCCACTGTCCCATAACCCAATACGTTTACTGTTGGCATATTAGCCTCACTTATTTACAAATTGCTTTTTAACGGGGTCCCATGTAAGAGCGCCACCAGTTGCGGCAGGCGCAGCAGACGGGGCATAAGGACGATACTGGCCACCAGCATTAAGACGCATTGCATCGGTAGCGATACGGCGTGCCTCTGCCTTTTGCGTAATAACTGCCGCAGTGTCTCCAACCATAGGAAAGTAAGTCCTAAACTCGGATTCCATCTCATCTTTGCCAATGGCGGCGCCTGATTCCTTACGCAACTTAGCGCGAATCCAATCGTTTGCAGCCTGCTCAAATTGCTGAGTTTGGCCTGGCTGCACCAAACGCTTTGCCATACCACCAACAAGCGGAATAGAGCCAGCAACAGATGAACCTAAACCAGGTTGCTGCCCTGCCAATGAGTTTGCAATGGCATCAGCACGCTCCATACGCTGCGCAAACCCTGCCGCGTTTTGCTCTGACTCTGTAGCCTTTGGAGGCGCAGTACCTTTTAATGGTTCACCACCAGGTCCAGCAATTGGAATAACCGGCAAGCCTGGCGTCTTAGGAACGTAGAAAACGCCTTGCTCATTGGTGATTCTGTCGTATCCACCGCGAGCAAATTCAGCTTGACTAAGTCCCAAACGCTTTTGCTCCATACCAAGGCGGTTTTTCTCCATATCAATACGCTGCTTATCAAATCCAAGGCGCTGAAATTCATAATCTAATCGAGTTTTGTCAGCGTCAATGCGTGCTTGTTCAGCTTTGCTTATTCCAGTACCAAACGTCTCGCCACCTTTAAGCGCAGACTCATCCACGGCAGTCATAACGCCATCAATGTTTTGCAATACAACCTTACGCTTTGGCCCGAACCCTTGCATTGTGGTGATATCACCAAACTCATTTTGCTGTACAAGAATTGGCTTTCCATCCGGTCCACTTACCTCAAACGGCTGCCCGCTAACCTTTGCCCTTGTTGGCGTAAGTTTCTGCGCCATATCAAAGAATTTACTGGCTTGATCTAGATTGCGTGCGGCATAAAGGTCTGCCAGCTTCATGTACTGCTGCGCTTTAAACTCTGTCGGTGATGTACCTTCTGGAGCCTGCTGACCTAAGAACGTTCCTACAGTCTGCTGCAATTCTTGATTACGTTTAGCCTCATCCAGCTTCTGCTTAGTCATCATGCCAGCCAGACCCTGCTGCTGCGCCTGCTGATAGCCAGCCTGTCCAGCCTCGTATGCGCCACCTAGAGCCTGCCCTAGCCCTACGCGCTGAGTGCTGGGACCGGACGCCTTCAAGAGCGCCATAGCCGCCTGCATGACGCCCTGCTGCTGCATCCTGCGTAGTTGCTCTGGGTCCAGGTAGCTTTCCAGGCCGCTGGATGGCGCATTGCCAAACAGCAGGCCACCTAAATCAAAATCTGCCATGATGTTTCCCCTTTAACCGCCAAAGTATCCGAGCAAGCCACCGAGTGCGGCGCCAAGTCCGGAATTGTCTTTCCCGCCTAATTGATACCCAGCCAGAGCACCGCCAAGAGCACCACCGGCACGGTTCTGGTACAGCGGAGTGCTAGTGCTCTGGCCAAGGTTTCCAGGCTGCATACCCAAAGCAGCCTGCTGGATACCAAGGCGCTGAGTAGCCAGGCTGCGCATGGCATCGAGCTGCTGCTGCTCCAACTGCTGTCGTGCGCCACCGGCTCCCATAACCTGCTGAGCACCGCCAAGACGCAACTGCTGCTGCTGGCCACCAATGCCACTCAACTGCTGCGCGCCCATCATCTGACGGGAAAGGTCTTGCCCTTGCGCACTCATAGCCTGGTTAAATGCTTGCTCGTTCAGCCTTGCGGACAGGTCGCCGTACTGCTTGGTAAATCCAAGGTTTGTCTGCGCCTCTGCTACACCCTGGCGTGAACCGCCAAAGGCGCGCGCTGCCTGCGCCTGCTGCGAAGTCTGACGCAAAGCGTTCTGACGTGATGCCTCCAAGTCAGCTAAAGCATTCTGCGTAACGCCCTGGCTGTACGGATTCATGTAGCTGCCCAGTGTCCCTGGACCCTGACCAAGTGACAGGTTGCGCGGACCGGCAGCCTGTTGCGTTAGCAGTGCAGCCTGGTCAACTGATGTCAGCCCCTGGCCTGCAAGCGCTGCATTTGTCAGCGCCTGCTCGCCGCTTTGGTACATCGCGTTCATTGGCGCAAACTGCTGCTGCGGTAGTGATGCCGCCACGCCCTGTGCTTGCTGATAGTTCTCTAGGTACGCCTTCTTGATGTCTGGATCAACGCTAGTCGTACTTGTCTGTGTGCCGCCGCCTTTGCTCATAATCGTGCTCCTTATGCTTCCAGCAAGCCGAATAGCTTGCCCTTAGAAATCTTGCCGCTGTTGATTGCGTTCATTAACTCAATGCCGTACTTTTGTGTAGCCTTGCGGTTCATCACAAACTCGCCATCTTGAATAGACGCAAACCCGTTATCTGGACCCATAGGGTTGGGACCCACCATCCTAGACTTGTTAATCATGCCGCCCATGTTATTAGGCGGTGCTGTTGCTGCCGCAGCCGGTGGGACAACAAACCTTTGCGGGTCGTAACCACCAATATTCGTACCTGCCTCAAAGTCAGCATACAAGTTCTTTGGTGCTTGCATCTGCGCCATGATTAGCTCGTATGGGCTAATCCCACCAGGTGTCTTTGTCGGGTCGTACTGGCCAGCAATCCTTGTCGGTGTGTACGGGGTTGCAATAGGCGACATACCCAAATTAGCAAATGGCTTTCCTGATGGCGGCACATACGGCGCCATCGTGAATGGTGCTGCTGTAGAGGCATTGTTATTACCTACAGCACCACCCACAAGACTTGCAACTGTCAGTGCATCTTTTATTGTTGACAATGATGGCATTGATAAAGAAGAACCAGCGCCAGTAGTTCCAGCCGCTGCCGCTAACTGCTCTGCCGTCAATAATCCTTTTGCTGCCATATCAGCACCCATAGAGCCAGGGCCAAGGCCAGACGCAACGCCTTGATTTACTGACATCTCTCTAAAAATATCCGTGCCATTAGGACCACCACCGGCTCCAGCTTGAGCACCACCACCAGACTCAAGGTAGTTTTGTGCTCCTTGTGCTGCCATATCTACCAATGCTGGAGTCGCACCTTCAGTTAACAGTCCACCAGCAGCAGCTAATGCTTCACCTGTCAATGCACCTGACGCAGCACCAGTAGCACCAGCAGATCCTGGTGTAAATGTTCCAGATGCCACCATCTCGTTAATGCTTGGCGTTACAGCTTGTGGTGTAGTCTGAGCAATGACTTCTGGAATTGTTTGAGATACAGCTTCTGGCGCAGCAGCAAGCGGGGCCAACTCTGACAGTAATCCTGGGACGCCATAAGCGGCAGCCAATTGCCCCGCTGTCAATGCACCAGATGCAGCGCCAGCAGCACCAATAGAGCCTGGCGTAAATGCACCGGCTGCAATCATCTCTGGAGTAAACGCCAATGGTGCAGCAGCAGCAACCTGACCAGCACCGAGTGCAGCTGTGTCTGCCAACAAACCAGCACCAGCGGCTTCAGCACCAGCACCAAATACAGATGGAAGCAAAGAAGGACCAACAAACGGAATTGCTAATATTGCCAAAATCGGCCAAAGATCAGCAAGACTACTTTTTTTTCTGTCTTGCGTATTTACAAATTGCCCACCTGCATCAAAATTTACATACTGACTTTTCCCGTTGTCGTAGCGGTAGCCTATGGGTGGACCATACTGTATTGTTTCTGGGTTATCCCCATCACGACCTCCTCGGGGGGTCGTGTACGTTTGATAAATAGGCTCCATCGTTGTGCCAAGCCTTTTTTCTTCCGCAATTACACCCACTGGTTTTGGCGCTTCTAATATTTCTAGTCCTGCGGCAATAGGATTAAATTCATAACCTAAAAAAACAGGCTCTCCTCGCTCCCCCGCTCTACCCCCCTGCTGTTCATAAACAGGAACCATCCCATACTCTTGAGTTTGGGAGTACATTGTTTGATCGCTACGCCTGGGGGCAGCAACTGGTGCAACTGGAGCTTGGGCAACTGGTGCAAGCATTGCCGGAGCAACAGGAGCTTGCGCAGCAAACGCAAATGGATTTGCTAGAAGCTCATCATCTCCATAATTAATCATTCGCGCCATATCAAAGCTCCTTGCTCAAAATGAACCATCTAGGTTCGTATCCTTCATCGCGCAGGAACGTCTTGGCCCAGCCTTTACGTCCTGCGAGAGTAACTCGCGTGCAACCTAAACTCTTACCCCAGCGTTCGATGTATGGTCGCATCGCTCTGAGTTCATCGAGGTCGCCGCCAGCTAAGAAGTAGTGCAAGTTCTTGAGTTGCGGGTAGACAATGATCTCGGTCACTACCACCGAATTGACGCCTGGCCATACCTGGAACCGATTCTCGGTTACAGCCTGGGCTATATCGTCAAATGTGTGTGTGCCTCCAGAGTATTCTAAAGCCGATTGCACCTGCTGGCGCAGCCTGTGCAAGTCCTCCAGGTCTGTCATCTACGCCCACCGGCCGTAGCCTCCAACCGCATAACCCCGATACGCCAATCTGCCAAGGTGTTACCCGTGACCTTAATCTCAACCTGGCGCCCAGAGAACCGGACGCTGGTAGGGTTTGCCGCCGTATAGGGTCCGAAAGTAGATTCCGCGCCGGTAGGGTAGAACCTTGACTTGAACGAAACCAGCGCCTCGCCCAGCGTCTGCTCGTCAGGAATTACCTGTTTGACGTTCATTATGTTCTCGCCTGTCCCAAGTTCAATGGGTCCAGATTGCGCGTACAGAACGGCAGAGTCATAGTCAAACCCGACCTCATGTTCGTAGATGTATCCGCTGCTGTCAACCATCAATGGGTAAGTGAACACCCCAGCATCAGCACCCGCCAACCTAGACAATGTGCCTATGTTCCAGTGTCCTTCACGGTAGTTATACGTCACATAGGAATCGTTCTCGTTGGAGTCGTTGGACGGGTAGAACCACCATATCTCACCAAATTTGCTATTGTGGACAGCGTATATTTTTGACTTCTGCGTCAAGTTTATGTCGTTAAAAACGTAGTCAGAAACGTCACAAGGCAATGGTTTGACGTACCCGTCGTACATCCAGAAGCCACTGCTAGACATCCAGATGGCGGCGGTGTCTATGGCAGCCACTGACTGCGCCGAGATCAACCCGCACCCGCTACCGGCCTTCTCAAACCCGTAAACGAACGGCGCTCCAATGTATTGCGCGGTGTGTACATCAACGTCAGTGAATAGTAGGTTTACACCCTTGACGCGCTTACCGGCCATCAAAGTACCTGGCGTTGTAAGTTCGTAGTCACCCGCCAAATTGTCTATGGCGGCAGTCCACACCGTGTTGTCCTCCTGATCTGACCAGGCTACCTTTCGTGGGTTACCGCCAGCACCCAAGGCAAACATGATCCGATCAGCAGTGACCATAACTGCGTTGTTGTTTATTGGTGCATTGGTAATCACAGCGGCCAGCGTTGGCGTTGTAAATCCTAACTGCCACTCATAGATTTTTCTATCGTAACTACTGCAAGCAATAAGGTACTCGCCCCAGGTATCCATAGACCATGTTGTCGCAGGTACGATATTGCCCAAGTCTGGTCGCTGGATACCATACGCGAAGTTTCCGTATCCTGCATATCCATATCCAGTAAATGATTGCGCATCTGGAATTCCAGTAGTAAAACCTGTAGGCGTGATGTTTTTTAAAGTTCCGGTTTCATTCATGCAATACAGATTGCTGTGCGTCCCAGCAACAATCCACCGGTCTGCGGTGTTATCACGCCAGGTAATCAGACCCCTGCACTTTCCACTCATCGCCGTCTGAGTGCTAAAGCGTTTACGCCACCCGTTAATCGGGCGCAGGGTATTCTCGTACCAGCGTACCAGGTTGGCGTCGTACCAGCGCCCAGATGATTGGTACTCGGTTCCGTTACGGTAGATGCCTGGTGGTATTTTTAAGGGTATGTACATGACGTTCTCACATTGTGTTCGACACAAATTGCATTGTCGCAATCAGCGACGCGGTAGACGGGTAGTTGGACGCAGCAGCGTATGCCTGGATGCTGACTGTGGTGCTGTCAGTCTCCCACCAAAGCTCTATGTAGTCATTGGCGGCAAGTGATAGGAAGTAGTTCCATGAAACTATTGCGTGACCATTGACTATTCCATGCTTAGACGGTATCCCAACAAATCCTGTAGAGCCAACCAGGTTTGTCCCATTGACCTTAATCCATATCCTTACATCATGCTCTTGGCTGTCTGTATTCTCAAATTCTCCAGACCACTGAAAGTTGTAGATGCCAGAATCAGTTACCGTGATGCGCGAATTGCTGACTACCGTGACGCCATTGGTGTAATCAGTCGTATTGAACGTCATCGCGTACGCGGTATTGATGGCCGCTGCCGTCTGGTCTGCGGTGCTCTGAAAGGCTCCATAGGGCGCGTTTATGTACCGGCTGCCCTTGACGCCAAACAAGGCGCCAAGCACCGAAGTCACCTTCCTAAAGTAAACATTCAGCGCGCCGTTGGACTCGTTGAAATTTCGGCGCTCGTATAGCTCTGGTGGATAGCCCAGATTAGGCGGTGTCGGAGTCTCAAGTTTTTGCTGGATGGCCATAGTTTTATTGTGCCACCATTAGGATAAGAATAGGACGCGCTCATCCTTGCGCCGGTTCTGCAAACCCTTCAATGGCTTGCCACCGGCCATGCAATACTTTAGGAGTTCTTCCGCAGCGCCTTCCATATCCCCGCGTAGCACTTTCTGGCGTAGCGTGCTACGCTGGAGTGTCCCAAGGCCCACATTAAAAGAGAAACTGACAAGACCATCAAACTGACCCTGCGTAAGAACAACAGGGCAGAATCGTTCCACTCCGCGCTCAAAGCGCTCAAGGTCTGCTGCAAGTATTCCATCTACCTCCTCCATAGACCACAACCTGTCATCCTCTGGCCTCAATAAATAGCCATTACGTTCTTCAATCTTTTGCTTACCCTGGGCTGGGTACAGTACGTGGCCAACGCCAACAGTCCAAAGCAGAGCAGGACAGCGATACGGACGCTGCCTGGTCCCCTCGTGGTGCTTAATCATGGACAATGCCTTGGCTGAGACTTTCATTTCTTTTGCGTTTGCACGCACCCTACTTTGTAGCCAAGATCACGCCACTCTTTAGCAGCACGCTGGCAAGCAGACTCCACCTCAAAATAACCGACGATCATTATTGAGTTCATGTTGATACCTGTTACTAGCACCAGTGTCCAGATCATTTTCCAAAGGCTCGGCCACCAAAGTGAAATGCTACGATAGAAGCAAACAGCGCCTGGGTATTGCTATCCCACAGCTTCTCAGCCAGCGCAGGAAACGCCACGCCATTGTTATACCCGTAGATAAACAGGCCAACGTCCACAAAGCACAGCAGCAGAAAGAAACCCATAGTGATGAAACTGCGCGTACCGGCACGCAAGTCCTTTATCCACTGTGATGTACCCTCTCCCAGAGACTCGTCGTGCTTGTAGATAGCGTTCATCTCAGCCACCTGCGCGTTGACCAGGTTCTCGTTAGCCTTGGCAGTTGTCTCTAACTCCAGTTGCTGGCTATGTATCTGCTCCACCCGTTCCTGCGCCTCAAAACCTGCTTTGCGCAGCTCTAGTTCACGTTCAATCTGCATGGCGGCCAGCGCCAGCTCGTGCTTCTTGTCGTTGCGATCTTGGAAGAAGTCCAGCAACTTAGGCAGGCCGCCCATCAGGAAAGAGATCAGAGTAGATAGGATCGTGAGCATTTATTTCTCCATCAAAAGTGTTAGCCACCAAAAACAAAGACCCAGCAACAGTAGCGCAAGCGCGCCACCAATTAACCAGGTCAACAAATCTTCAATCTCTGCCTTGCGCTTCTTAGCGTGATTCTCTGCCAATATTTCCTCTACCTTGCGCTGCTTGATGATGTTGTTGCGCTCCACCATGAGCTGCTGCCAGAGATCAGCATTACCAGACATCACCATGTAGTTATTCAGCTCTCTTTCGGCATCAGCCAACTGCTTGGCCTGCATCACTATCTCAAACGCCGCCGCCGTATCTGACTTTGCAAAACTGCTCTTAGGCTTGGACGCTTCCCTCTGGACAATGTCCTTTGCCTCGAAAAACTTCATCATCTCCCCGCCAATGGCGTGGATGTCCTTGCCCATCTTGATGGCGGCCTGCACCCCCTTTATCGCGGCTTGTGCAGTCGCAAAGGCTGTGATGGGGTCGATCATTTTGGATCACGGTTTGCCAAATAGATGCGCGAAGTAACCAATAAGACTTCCGACAGCGGACACGATCACCATGCCCATCCAGAAACCACCCTTGCCCTGGTTCGCCATAGCAACCAGCGTTTCGATAGATGACTCCATCTTGTCGATCTTGGCGCTCATATCGTCAAACCGGCGCTCGTAGTCCTGCACCTTCTGCCACAGGACTCCATAGCGTACAGGGTCAATTTCTGGCTTGTCCATCACCACCCCGCTAAGTCTGCGTACTTTTCACCATCCGCACCACAGTCAGCAAGGAACTCGTCCTTCTGTTCTGCGCTGTAGTTGCGGCACTTTACTCGCTTGAGTTCCGTTTCCGTTTCCTCTAGCCATGTGGCTTCTAAGGTGTTGGATTTAATGTCGTGACACATTGCTGCTAAATAAATCATGATTTACTCCTTAAGATGTTGCGCCTTTGATAATGGCAAAGTTAATTGGTAGAGCTTGAGACAAAGAACCTGCGGTAATGTTTCTCAAAGCAACAGTACATGACCCAGCTAACATGTTATACGCCCAAACCAAATACTGATAACCATTTCCGTCAGCAAACGTAAATACTACGTTATCTGTTGCTGCTATAAGAGAATTATTAAATGTAAAAGCTACAGTGGTATTTGATGCTAAAGCATCCGCAGTAGTAGTTATTTTTCCAGTAGGCTTGTTCAGCGTTACCGTTGTTGACTTGCTTGTTGCCTGTGTAACAGTACCACCAGAGCCTGTGCCGTAGCCAAGACCAGCAGCGGAAGTGACAAGCACGTTACCTGCGTTGTCAATACGCATAGCCTCAGTCCATGAGGCTGAG